AAAAGAAGTAAAAAAACATTGGATTAATAAAAATTATTGTCCAATTTGTGGACATTATCAAAGTGATTCCTACGCAGATCCGAGCCAATGGATTTATACAGATCGAGATCCAATGCCTATTTGGTTAGTACAATGTCCAAAATGTACTGCATTTATATATAATAAGGGTGCATTTATACCATCAAAAAAAATGGCAAAAGATTTAAATATTCCAGAAATAAGATCGTGGGCAATAGAGATTGGATTAGATCCTTTTATTGTTGAACGAAAAACAAATAATAGAAAAGATTTATATGATTATTTTATGTATGATTATTTGGACAAAAAAAGCTTATTTAGATGCCAGAAGTTCACAAACTAATTCTAAAATAAATGTAAGAGTTTTTGTCATAGGAGATCTCCTTTGATTAGGTTAAAAACAATAACTACCATAGAGCTTTCTAACATATGTGATCTTAAATGTCAATACTGTATTAATAGATTGCTTATAAAAGAACCATGCAGAGAGCCAGGCATTATGTCGGATAGAGTTTTCGATAAGAGTCTTGAGCTTTTACAGGAATTAGTCAATAAAGGCACACAAAAAGAAGTTAATATGAATGGAGATGGTGAATCATTTCTGGATCCACAACTTGTTTATAGAATAAAACGAACAAAGTATATTATGGGCGAAGGCAAAGTATGCCTTTGCACAAATGGTCTTAATATGACATTGGAACTCTGTCAGGCCCTTAAAGAAGCCGGTCTTGATCAGCTTGACCTTTCTCCGCACTCGCCCGCGCACGCGCGCAAGGCAGCTATTATCATGATAAAAGTAGGCATTACAGGTGTAGTTAATGATGGCGTGATCATATCTTCCCATAATTGGGCAGGACAGCTTGAGCCTGAAAATCAAATCGAATGTCTATTACATAATCAATGTGATCCTCTCATAGAAGGTAGAGGATATATTTTAAAAGAAGGTAATATCACGCCATGTTGTTACGACTATCGGAATTTAGGTGTCTTTGGATCTGTGTTTCATGACGATATTTTAGAAAAGCCGATCAGACCATATGAGCTTTGTAAGACTTGTCATCAAGTGATACCGCCTGAGATATGGCAGGAATTTGAGGAAGAACAGAAAGAGAGAGTAGCATTATAATGCAACCAATAACAACCATAAATAGCATTGAGATATCGAGCCTTTGCAATAGCAAATGTCCCTATTGTCCTGCGCCGTTTCAAAAGAAATTTCGTGAAGTGGGTAATATGAGTATGGAGACATTCGAGAAGGCCATAGAATGGGTGTCTTATTTCTGCAAACAAGGCACACAGAGAGAGATAAACCTTTTTGGTATAGGTGAGCCTACCTTGAACCCTGATCTTGTAGAGATGGTACAATATGCCCGTAATAAGCTACCGATTAGACAGATAATACATCTCAATACCAATGGTAAATTAATGACTGAGAAGCTTGCAAGGGATTTAAAAGATGCTGGCATTACCGGAATAGATATTACATATCATGGTGATCCTTTTCCGGTGGCCCGTACAATAGAGCTATTTCGCAAACTCGGCATTAATGGTCAACTCTCTGTCGATCCTGTAACACGACCTAATAATTGGGCCGGACAAGTGGATTGGTTTGAATCGCCAGTCAGATATCTTTGTCCCTGGCTTGAAAGAGGTCAAGTCATGGTTTTGAGTGACGGCGATATAACCACATGTTGTTTGGATGCAGCGAAGAAAGGTATTTTGGGTAATATCAATGATGACATAAGCAAATTAATGACACAACCATTTGAGTTATGCTATAAATGCCATCAAATAATACCTGAGAGAATGCAATTAATTAAGGTGGTTAATGGATAATTAGAAATAAATAAGGCCACTTTTTGTTGGCCGAAGGAAATGAAATAATGTGTGAAGCCCCTCAAACAAGAGGTGATTGTATTAATGGAATAAGACCATGTCCTTGGTTAAGATGCTCTTATCATATATTTTGGGTTAAAGCTGATTTAAGAGATAAAAATCTTCGTTGGAAAAAAACTAAAATTCGCGGATGGCATAAAGAAAGACCAAGGACAGCCGAAGATATTTTAAATAATATGACTAATGATGAAGTTCTGGAAATAATTTTCAATCTCAAAGAGACATGCGTTTTAGATGTCGCTGAAGAAGGTGGTGTAACATTAGAAAGAATTGCTGACATTCTTAATATAACACGAGAGAGAGTTAGACAAATAATTAATGCAACAATTAATAGAATAAAAAATAGTCCCCGAAGGATAAATATATTGAAGGATTATGCAGGATATGAGTCAATTAATTGGTTTGGAGATTAATAAATTATAAAAATATAAGATTAGAAATATAAATCGAAGGATTTAGGGCAGTGTAGGTGCCTACACCATCTACATCTGCCCTTTTTCTTTCGATAAAATAAGGAGGTAAATAAAATGCCATGGCCTACATTAGAAAGCATACCAGATAGCATAAAGGTACTTCCCAAAGATGCACAGGAAATCTGGCGCAATGCCGCAAATAGCGCCCTGGAAAAATATCCAGGCGATGATGAACGAGCGGCAAAGATAGGATGGGGTGCCGTTAAAAATGCCGGATGGGCGAAGGATGCAGAAGGGACCTGGAAAAAGAAATTAGCAAAAACACATGAATTCGATGTGGAATGCTTTAGCGTGGGAATCTGGAATGGAGATAAATATACAGAAGAGGATCTCCATGAGATGGCCTATGCTTTTTATGAGCTGAAAGAGAAAATCAAACCGCCGGTCAAATTGGCGCATGATAATTCGATGCACCTGAAAGACGGTCAACCCGCCCTTGGATGGGTTAAGGATCTTAAAAAAGTCGGCAAAAAATTAATTGCCACTGTGACACAGGTGCCGGATATAATTTATAAGGCGATTACCTCTGGGAAATATAAGAGGGTAAGCGCTGAAATCTACTGGAATTTGAAAGAAGGCGGAAACACCTTTAAGCGGGTTTTATCCGCTATCGGACTATTAGGAACGGATATCCCTGCAGTAACAAATCTTGCGGATCTTGAAGCATATTTGAGCCTAACTCCCGAATCAGGGACGTTTGAAAAGATGGCTTCTTATAGCTTTGATGTAGACGAAAGTGGGGAAATTAAACCAGAGAAAGATGAGGTGAATACAATGGACGAGAAAGAAATCAAAAAACTGACCGATGAGCTCAATGAGGCAAAAACTAAATTGGCTACATCAGAAGGTGAAAGTAAAACTTATAAGGCCGAGGCCGAAGCCCTGAAGAAAGAGAAGAGCGAAGGACTGAAAAAGGCCAGGATTGAGGAAATCAAAACCTTTTGCGAGCAGATGGTCAAGGATGGCAAAATGACACCAGCGGCAAGAGATATCCTCGTCAATGAGATGGATAAACACAGCTACACAGATGATAATGGTTTTTCCATTCCTTTTGATGCCTTCAAAAAGTGCATCGAGACCCATTCAAAGGTTTTCGATACCACGGAGGAAGGCAAAGAGAAAGGTGATGAGGAAGATCACGAATATAAAAATGTGAGCGAGGAGCTCGATGCAAAGATCAAAAAGTACATGGTCGACCATAAGGATGTCAATTATATGGAGGCATCCGCTGCTGTGCGCGAATCTGATCCGGATCTTGCAAAACGTTATATGATGGAAGACCTGTAAAAAGGCCAATCAGATAGGAGGTGATTATTTATGGCCACTCAGAATGTGCGCTTTAACACAACTATTGAGGCAACCGAAGATCTCAACACATCTGCCTTTCAATATCATGCTATCGCCCTTGATGATGGAAAACTTGCAAATAATGGTGAGGAAGCAAGCGGAATCCTTTTGAATAAACCGAAAAGTGGGGAGTTTATGGCTCTTGGCTATGTCGGCGAGATGAAGTTTGCCGCCGGTTTAGCGATTTCAAAGGGTGATAAATTAGTAGTGACAACTTCCGGCTGGTTTACAACCGCCGATAGCAATGATCCAATATTAGGAGAGGCCAAAGCCGCTGTGACTTCCGGTTCGGTAGGTACAGGGCTTTTTAATTTTCCAACAGGAACAGATAAGGCAGGTATGTTCATTGAATCATTCACACCACAGGATGATCTCATTGCAGGTGTGGCAATGGCGCTCGATGATTTCACCGTTGCCGATAATGGCGAGGAAGCTGATGTTGTGGCTCTTGGCGCAGCAGTCAGTGGAACTGCCCAGAATTTCGGCGTGGGTGGTGTTATGAATGTACGCTGTGATCCAGCTAAAGTCTGTTCATATGGAGATGGTTTGACAGTAACGACTTCCGGTTATTTTATTCCGGTCGATTCCGGCTATTATCAGGTCGGGAAAGCGTTGGCAAATATCGGTAGTAATACCACTGGAAAGGCCCTGTTTTTAGGTGGGACCTTTGGCTATCTCTCAGTTTAGGAGGTGAATGTATGGCAACGCAAAATAAATTTGCAGTTATAAGCACAATGAAAGCCGGCGAAGACCATAGCGCCTATCAATATCATGCGATTGCATTGGATGATGGCGAACGAGCTGATGATGGCCATGAGGCCGGTGGAATTATTCTTAATAAACCGAAAAACAATGAGCATGTTGATTACGGTGTGATTGGTGAATTTAAATTTCGGGCCGGTGATGCTGCCGCTATTGGAAACAGGCTTAGAGTAACGACCAATGGATATTTCGTAGCTGCTGACAGTGGTTACTATTCCGTAGGACGAGCTAAGTTAGCGGTGACCAGTGGCAGTATTGGCACCGGATTTTTTAATTTCAGTAATCCCGTTTATCATAGCGTAAGCTCATTATAGAAAATAAGACAGGAGGTGAACGAAAATGGCAGGAGGAGGAGCAACAGGACATGACCTGCATATAGATCAGCATTTATCGAATGTAGCAATTAACTATGAACCCAAAGGCATGATTGCCGATGTTATCGCTCCCATCGTGAAAGTACCGAAACAGAGTGATAATTATATCATCTGGGATCATGCGGATGCTTTTAGAGTGGAGGATGACAAAAGAGCACCAGGTACAGAGGCAAATAAGATTGAGCGCAGTGTTTCATCTGAAACTTATTTCGCCGATAACTATGCCTTGAAAATGCCCTTGAATCTTGAGGACAGGGAAAATATGGACCCGGTTTTCGTAGGCGAAATGAGAGAAGGCCGGACGAAGTTTATCAAATCCAAACTCATGCTTTCCTGGGAACAACGAGCAGCTCAACTCTGCACAAGCGGCAGCAATGTCGGTTCTTATGCGACAGTTGATTCCGATTGGATTGAGCATGCTAATGGAAATAGTGATCCATTAGGCGATTGCTGGACCGCATTAAACAATGTAGCAGATTCAATGGGTTACAGACCAAATCGCTGCATCATGGGTGATACTGCATGGCGGAATTTCAGACGGCATGCCGATGTGATCGATATCATTCATGGAAATACAGGAGCCGCCGGAAGTAAAGGTGTCCGTTATGCCAGCAGGGAACAATTCAAAGCTATCTTTGAGATAGAAGAATTTCTCATTGGCGCAGCATATTATAATAGCGCAGATGAAGGACAGAGCGCATCCCTGAGCTTGCTTTGGGATGATTACGTGCTCTGGTATTACGCACCTGCAAGCCCAAGCATAGAGGAACCTTCATTTATGTATTCATTTCGATGGAATAAGCCAGGACTGCCGAACATGATAGCAGAACGGCACCCATTTGATCCGAAGACAAAAAGTGAGGAGATAGAGCTTGGTTACTATCAGGATGAGAAAATCACGGCCAAAAACTTAGGTTTTCTTATGACTCATGTAACCAGTGTTTAACATTAACTAATGAGGAGGGCCTTCGGGCCTTCCTCCATAAAAGAGGTAACATCATGTTACGAGATGATGCAATCAGGAAAGGGCTTATAAAGCCGACCAAAGCCGACAAAGAACGTATGGGATTATTGAATGATATTCCACGTCCTGATGAGATCTTTGACACAGCGGATGAAGGCGAAGGGATTGAGGCCACAATAGATATTGGTGATCTTACCCGAAACGAGCTTTTTAAGAAAGCCAAAGAAATGGGTATCGATCTGCCACGATATATCAAAAAAAAGGACTTAATCGAGCTAATTAAAGAAAAATTATAAAACAGAAAGGAAAAATATATGCACATCGCAATGGCAATACCAGGAATGCCTTTTAATGGGGAGACTATTCCAAATGGTCAAAGCCTTGGAGGATCTGAAAGCGCCGGTTATTACATGGCGAGGGAATTGGTAAAGCGTGGCCATAAGGTCATAGTCTTTACAAACAGCGAAAAGACAGGAACATGGGATGGTGTGACTTATGAATTTCTGGGCACACCGCGGGATAATATGCCTTTAGGCGAACGCTTTCATTATGTCATGCGGGCGCCCTATGACGTTGTAATTGCACAACGCCACTGGCATTCATTCTTAAATATCTATAATAGTAAATTAAATATCTGGTGGTTGCATGATCTGGCATTACATCGCCAGTCTGTTCAGGTACAACCACAATTAATGAATCTTGATAGGGTTTTCACAGTTTCAGAATTCCACAAGCAGCAGGTCTCGGATGTTTATGGAATTCCGAAAGAATTTATTACTCCAACAAAAAATGGCATTGCCTATGAGGAATATGAGGGACTTGACCAATTTGAGCGTGAGCCGAATTCACTCATATATGCCTCACGGCCTGAGAGGGGCCTTGATAATTTGATAGGCAAGGATGGCATTATGGATATGTTGCCTAATTGCCATCTGTATGTATGCGGTTATGATAATACAGTGCCTCAATTGAAGGCATATTATAATTATCTCTGGCGATGCTGTGATGAACGAAAGAATGTGACGAATGTCGGATCATTGGGCAAAAGGAAGCTTGCAGAGCTTATGGCACGTTGCATGATCTATGTCTATCCAACAACTTTCGAGGATACGAGTTGCATGGTGGCGCTTGAGGCTAATGCCTGCGGTACACCCTTTATTGCATTTAAGACAGCGGCATTGCCCGAAACAATGAAGAATGCAGGGGCGATTTTGCTCGATCTGAAGGATGGTCAGGTGGACAAAAAGGCATTTGCAAAAACAGTAAGGACTTCCTTGCATAAATGGTCTGGTCTACATAAAAAGGCCAAAGCAAAGAGACAGGCATGGCCTGACATAGCTGAAGAATGGGAAAAGACATTTGAGCAGATGTTGGCAGAACGAAGCTCAAATAGATATCGTCTACATAAGCATTTTGAAAAACAAAGCGATATAGCAATAGCTGTGAAAGATGGAGCTGAAAAGAATTTGCCTGATTTAAAGAAAAATTATTATTTCTTCTTTTCCGGTGATTATATCGATCATTATAAACGATATTATATTAATGAAGAAAAAAAGGGTGTCAATTATGGACCAGAAGATAAAGGTCAAGAGCCACGATTTCATCATGTATTTCAAGCAATTCAACAACTAAAGCCCAAAACTGTTTTGGATTTTGGCTGCGCTCATGGACATTATACAATGAATCTCGCTGGACGGATGCCGGATGTAAAATTCACGGGCATTGATTTTATGCAATCGAATATCGATAAGGCTGTAGCCTGGTCAAAAAAAGTAAATGCACAAGATCGTGTGAAATTTATATGTGGTCAGCTTGAGCAAATGCATAAACAACTTGGCAAATTCGATATCATACTTGCCTCTGAAATATTCGAGCATGTGCCAAATATACAGAAAATATCTGATATTCTGTTAGAGCATCTTGAGCCGAATGGCACAATGATTATTACCGTACCTTCCGGGCCATGGGAAGCACTTGGATATTATGAAAAAGAAAATATTGGATGGCGGTCGCATATTCACCATTTTGAGCGCCAGGATCTTTTTGAGTTATGGGGCAATCAGCGCAATTATAAATTGATTGCTATACCCGCGGGCTATACTCCAATAGGCTATATCGGCCATTGGCTTATAAGATTTCAAAATTCAGGATTGCCTACAGGAAAGATCAATTATGAACGCAAGCTTAAAAGTCAGGCCCCGCAAGAAACGCTCTCTGTCTGTATGATTGCAAAAGATTCTGAATATACTCTCGGCAAAACTTTAAAGACAATAGAGAATATCGCTGATGAGATCATTATAGGAATCGATGAAAAAACTACCGATGAGACAGAGAGAGTCGCAAAGAAATTCGGAGCCCAGACATTCAAAATCAAATCACCCATTGAACAGGGGTTCGATGAGGCACGGAATCAGACAATCGAAAAGGCTGTCATGGATTGGATTCTCTGGATCGATAGTGATGAGACACTTGAAGATTCGATGAATCTTTTACAACATTTGAGACAGAATTGCTATAATGGATATTCAGTAAGACAGCACCATTACGCAACGGAACCGGCGGCACTTTTTAAGACAGATCTTCCGGCCCGCATATTCAGGAACTATAAAGGCATCAAATTCTATGGCATGGTGCATGAGCATCCTGAAGAGGGAATAAATAAAGGCATAAGCAAGATTTGTGTCTTAATGACATTGCCATTATGCATACAGGATATGCGACTGAAAGGATCAGGCGCGAGCGCTTCAAGCGTAATTGGCCCCTTATACAAAAAGATCGTAAGAAATATCCCGAAAGGAGGCTCGGGCATTTCCTTTATATGCGTGATCTGGTTCATCAAATCAAATATAGTCTGGAAGGCAATGGAGGCCAACTCACAGAAAAACTACAAGCATATGCAAAAGAGGCCGTGAAACTCTGGCGGGATCTTCTCGATCAGAATGAACTTAGAATGGTGATCGATGGAATGCAATATTATAGCGAGGCTGTGAATATCCTCAATGATGGCAAGGCGATTCATTTCTCTTATCTGGATTTTGCTTCCAATCTTACACCGAATATGGATCAAAATAAAAAGGCCCAATTGAATTCAACCATCATGGCCTCTCTGGATTTTCAAGGCAAAATAGCTGAAAATGTATTTGATGGCATGTTTGCCAATAAAGAGGATATTCAGCTTTTAGCATCTAAATTGATAGATTCAAAGACTAACATTTATCAAGAGAAATATTTTTAGGAGGATTTATGAAAAAACTATTTGCATTTTTATTTGTATTTATCTTATTTGTGCCAATTTTGGCCTTTGCGAATCCGCACCTTACGGCTGATCCACAGACAAATGTGACTCATTACGTTATCACAGGTGATATAAATGTCACGATTCCAGCGGTAGATTTAGGAGATGGCACTGTCAAATTATGGCTCGATCTTGCCGGTATTTCGGGAGGGACATACCAAATCGATATTAAGGCAAAGAATATATGGGGTGAGAGTGTGGCTATCCCTTTCGATTTTACCAAAGCTATCCCGGGTGTACCAGGAAACATACGTATAGAATAATAAGGAGATAAATGCCTTTTATTCATAAAAAATGGGAGAAGTCAGGTAGAACCTTTGTCCATGATAAGGAATCAAATAGGTTTCTTTTTAAGTCTTTTGCAGGGCAACAGAACGGCGGTTAATACTTTGGATGGTAGTTAATGGCTTTATTACAGCCAGGCTTTTGGCCTTCACAATTTTGGCCTGATAATTTCTGGCCACAGGATTTCTGGCCTGAGTATGGCACAGCGGTTGTAAATGTTATTGAGATCGAGGGTCTTCGGCATGTATTTACAAAAGATACAAACAGAAGGCTTTTTCACAAGGATACATTAAGGCGGATATTCGAGAAAGACACTGACAGAAAGGTATTTATGCCATGAGCATCGAAGCATTTTATATTAAAAAGAATGACCTTCAACCTTATTATTACGCCCAGGTTAAGGATGCAGCCGGAACGGTTGTGGATATCACGGGCGCAACGATTTATTGCACAATGAAAGATGCAAAGGCAGGGACATTAAAAATTGATAGGCAAACTACCGGAATTAATATCTCGGATGCCACAAATGGAAAGTTTGAATACAAATGGCAATCAGGAGATACGAATGCAGTAGGAAAATACTACATAGAATTCGAGATTGATCCGACTTCGGGTGGCAAATTCACACTTCCGGCACAGCCAGAGGATAAAGCCGAAGTGCATGTTACAGAAAGCCTTGACACAAGTTAGGAGTAGGCAAAATGTCATATACAAGCTATGAAGAAGTGATTATCAGATATCCCATGCTAAAGAGCTGGGGCAAAACAGAAATTCAGGTCAATAGTGATTTGATATATTATGCTGAAATGGAATTGAATGGCCGTCTTGCCTCACATTTTACTGTTCCTTTCTCAGCTTCGCATCCTACTGTTAAAGATCTGACAATCGATCTTGCCTATTTTAATTCTATCAAGACAAGAGTTCCAAAAGACGCCGAAAGAATACATGATGTAGTCATAGGCCGGATTGACGATATCAAGGAAGGAAAAGAATATATCTATACAGGCTCAGGAACAACCATTAAACCGACACCGGGAACGGCTCAGATATGGTCTAACCTACAGGATTATCATCCAGTTCATACCATGCTCGGGGCTGAAAATGAATTCACAAGGATAAGCTCGGAGCGTTTGGAAGCATTGGAAGATGTGAGGGATTAATAATGAATATTTTAGAATGGTTTGCTAAAAATGAAATCTTATTCAATAGATTTTTAATAGAAAATGAAGACATAGGAGTTATAATTATAGGTCTAATAGCTGTAATTGTAACTTTTAGTATGTTTTTATTACCGGAAATAATTTGATATCTTAGAAAGGATTTCAAAGATTAATGGCTAAATTATTATTATTTAGTATGCGTGGAGTTAAACAATTAGAACATCATTTGGATTCGAGAGTTCAAAAACTTAGCAATAGACGCACAGTAAATGCCAGAGCAGTATTATTGGTAGATAGATGGATACAAAAGAATTTTCAGACACAAGGGCGTCTTGCACATCCCGGAACCGGTTGGAAGGAATTATCGCCTGTCACGATTGCACTCAGGCGCAAAGGTCCAAAAAAAAGATTTGGAGAAATGATTTTACAAGATACAGGATGGATGCGAAGCCATTGGAAACATTTCTGGGATGCCTGGAATATTAAACTCCAAGCAAGCGCAGATTATGCTTATAAACATCATTATGGGATAGATGTTCCTAAGAGAAGAATTATTCCAACCCAAAAACAGATAGGGCCGGATATCAAAAAGCTATATGCTAAATTTGTGAGGGATATTCTCAGATGATAAACATGAAGGACATAACCAATGGTGTTGAGAAAGTATTAAATGACAATCTTACTGACTATAATATTGAGCGCAATCCAAGGAGAAATCAAGATCCTAACATAGCTGCACAAAATAAAGGCTGGATAGGTGTCTATCGTGGGGGCCTCGATTATGAGCCATATACTACGGGATCTCAGCCATGGCTTGCAAAGCCTTCTGTTGTTGTTGAAATACAGGCGGCGAGCTTTCTGAGCGGTTCCGATGCAGAGGATAGGCTACAGGATGCGGAAAAAGAAGTTATGGATGTATTGACAGCGAATAAAAAGCTCAATGATACAGTTAATATGACAGTTGGTTATGAAATCAAATATGAGATTAATGAAGATGAAGAGGCACAGATTTATTTTCATGCCGCTGTCATCACGATCAGAACGGAGGTAAGATCATAATGAGAATAGAATGGATAGGAGAGGAGCGAGAAGTCCCAAAGGTCGGTCTGATGATCACCGGATTAATACGGGATGTCGATAGAAAAATAGGTGAGGCGTTGATAAAACAGGGCCTTGCGCAAAAACCAGAAATCAAAAAAAAGAAAATTCCTGAAAGAGAGGAGGTGTTTTAAATGGCATACGGAATGGAAGGTCATTTAGGAATAGGTTTTCAAACATCCTATGGCACAGCAAATGTTGATAGTTACCATTATTTCCCGCTTATCAGCGAATCACTCAACGAGGCGGTTCCCGAATTGATATCCGAAGGAATGCGAAGCCGGATGGATGAAGGTAATAATTTTGAGGGATTCCATGATATAGCAGGAGATGTTGTTATTGAGACACATCCAATATTAATAGGCAAACTTATCAAAGCATTCTGTCATGTGACATCTTATGATGCGACATTGGTAGCATCCCATTACACGCATGAATTTATGCCTGCGCCGGATGATTTTGATGCAATGGCGGCGGTTCCACCAATGGATATGGAATTATATCGGGATGCGGGAAGTGCCCATCAATATTATGATTGTCTGCTCAATACGCT